AAAAAACAAAATCAACAATAAAAACACAAAAAGTCCACCAATTCCTCCAACTAAGATATAACGCATCGTCTTTTGGTCTACGATGGAAGCATCCAAAGCTCTAATATTAAGGTTCTCTGTTACACGAAGTTTCTCTTTTGCATAACTGAAAGCATTATCTTCATTCTTGTGCATCAAGTCAATTACTTTATCTCTCTGCTTTTCGCTTAACTTAGAAATATCCAATCCATTACCTCCTGAAGACTGTTTCATTATCATCATCTCCAGTTGTTCAAGGGCCATTTTCGTTTTCTTCTTTGTGTTATTAGTTAGTTCTTCAACATCCGGAGTTTCAATGCTTTCATCAAAATGATTCTTTATTAAAGAGGAATCATTACTTTTTTCTAATTCTTCTACGCCTATTTCAGTTTGCAGATTCTCTGTATTATTACTCATTTGCAACTAATTGTTTTAAATGTTTTACATATGCAATGCTATAGTTAGATTTAATATCTTTACTGTTGGGTTTCTTTAAAGCAAAACAATATGAAAAATCTAAGAAAGAGGAAAATTTACTTAGTCTTTCATCTAAAAAATACTCAATCTTTTTATTTACATATGCATCTTCGACTAATTTTAATAACTGCTTTTTGTCTTCTTCGGACAAACTTTGCTGAGAGGCATATTCATTTATGATATCCAAGAATGAATTAAAAGCCTCCTCTAACACTTCCATTTTAAGGCTCTTCTTGTACATGTCTTTAGTATTTAAATAAATGATCTCTTGTTCATAATCTAATTTTTATACCGCAAATCTACACAAATAAATTAGAAATGTGCAAAAATGCATTACTAAAGTAATCAAAAAGCTATACTTTTTGCAACAATTCTTGTTTCTAGCATATTCGGGTAGATTTCCAATAAAATAACAAATAAGTAGAATAATATGTTGTGTGAATAGTTTCATATCTGCACATACCCCTACACAGCCCGACACACCAGCACCAACTCCGATGCCATATTATAACCATCCACCACCTTTACCGCCGTGATCACAACGCAACAATCAATTATTTACTTTAAAGACAATCAACAACATGGCAACAACCTACAAACTGGTACAGAGACGAAACATGCACAAGGATGCACCTACAGGCTCGAAACTGTTTTACGCACAGGCCAAATCAATGGGGACCAGCGGCATGGAACGCCTTTGTTCCATGATCAGCGAACGAAGTACAGTATCAAGTGCGGATGTAAAGGCGGTATTAGACTCGCTTATCTATGTAATGAAACTGGAACTCAGCGATGCGAAGATCGTACAGCTGGGTGAGTTTGGCAACTTCCGCGTAACCTTTGGCAGCGCAGGGACCGAAACGGAAAAAGATTTCACAGCTTCTAAAATCCGCCGTCCGAAGTATACCTTCACCCCCGGTAAGGCACTCCGCGATCAAGCGAAGGTGCTTACTTTTGAAAAAGTAGTACCTGAAAAGCCCAAGGAGACAGAGGAAGATGACCATCCGGTTATTGAGTAAAGGCTAAAACGCCCGCATCGTTCCGGCAAAAAGGGTGCACCATTCTGAAAAAGAGGGTGTACCCTTTTCTTTTGAAGCTTATAATCAGTAAATTTGAGTAGTTAAATATAATACAGCAAAGTATATGGAAAATTTCACGATACGCGCCTACGGATTGCAGGAATTGGCTCTGCTTTATTTCCCGTTCAGCGCACCCGCATCGGCTTCCAGTCAGTTGAAAAGATGGATTAATCTGAACACAGCCTTATATAAAGAGATCACCGATGCCGGCTACCGCAGTGGTCAACGGCTGCTGACACCGCGACAAGTGACCATCATAATCACTTATTTAGGGCCACCGTAACAGGTGGCTTTTTTATGTTTCACTCGTTTCGCATTAAGTTCTCACAAGAAAAAAGTCAATTTATTGACTTTTAAAAGGAAAGGGGGTATGGGAAAACGTAGTTTTCTCATTGTCTGGCAACAGACCACGCGACGCCCTCCAAAAAAAATGCGGCAGCAGATTCGATTTTTCACCTTATCTGCTGCCGCCCTCAAACGGATCGCGCATGAAATGCGCCTACCGATTTAATGTAAAAAGATGATGCCACCACTTGCAACCGCAAGATCCGGCATAAAGAAGTTTGCACCAACAAAAGCCGTGTCCCATGCGTCAGTGACGTGTGTCTTATATTCGTCCGGTGCATCAGGACTATCTTCGGTGGCTTCCGGGCTCTTATCTTTTTCAAAGCCGTTCTTACCAACCTTAACGGCTGTCTGTTCCATTGCTAATTTTAAAAACTCGTTGTGGTACATATTGAATACAGGATAGAGTAGATCCGGATCATTCTTTAATGCACGGTCTATCTGTTCATGTCGCCAGTCATGGCGGCTGGTCTGACCTATATAAACATCTGTCACATCCCATCTATATTCATTCAGCACACGAATGATAGTGTCTTTGTAGGACTCAGCATTATTACCGGTAGTCCAGACAAATGTATGGTCATAGAAGAATATAATATCACGCTTGATTTTGTATTTATAATACTCACATACCTGGCGCACCAACTCTTCCAGTTTTGCAGGTGTCTTAACAAAAAAACTTTTCAGTGTTCGTAGTTGGCGGCCTTGTACCTGACATACACACGCCGTATTGATAGCGGAGTTACTATCAAAGGCAATAATGAGCGGGGCATCCATATCGAGATCACCATCAGCTAGGCAGCCCGCTGTTTGCAACTTATTCCAATCCGCTCCCATACTACCCATATAGCGCGTGTCACCCGGCGTATAAAAGTGGTGTTCTCCTAGTCCAGAATAGAAGCCATTGGCTACGCGGAACAGGCGCTCGTTCATAAAGGCTGTACGCCATACCAATGTTGGAGAGTCACGGTACATTTGCCAGATATAGTCTTTACCTACAACCTCCATGTTATCGAAGATGTCATATTCACCATAATACACAGTATATTCACGTGTCTTTCCTCTGGTTTGCTTTACTGGTGGCTGATATCTCCTTGCAAGCATCAAGTCACGCCGTAATTCTTTATACTTACGTCTTGTATATTCATTCTGCTCCGGAAGGCATTCTGTGAGTTTCATTTCTCGGTATAGATTTCGGATCAGGTTGATATGAACCGGGTTCATTTCGTTTATCTTATCCAATATCCAGCGACCAGATTTCACAGTTGGCATATCAGTACTATACATTACAGAGTGATGCCAGGGACAATGACCATAATCTTGCACATTACCACGATTGGCAGGATTGACCTCTGTTTTGATTTTGTCATAATCTAAGAACTTAGCTTCTGGCCCTATAACCCAATCTAGCGACATGGAGTTAGCCGACATTCCCTGGCTAAAAGAAAGTACAACCATGACTGTTCCATTCCAAAAATGTATACAGTTACCCCAGGCATCACGGAGTGGTGATCGTTTTGGCTTACCAAAATTGACTGATTGAGGAGCTTTACGACCTACAAAAAAATGTACACCTTCGACATATCCCCATTCCGCTAGAGCATGAATGATAGCAGGTAAGGTATTGCCCCAAGCTTTAGCATAAGACGGGGATATCAACGCTCCAGTACTGCCAGGCATAGCCCAAACATTTCGGAGTATAAATCGCGCATCCAGCCCCTCAGATTTACCTGTACCGCGTGAACATACCCAATACTCATCATGAGCAGCAATAGCCATTCCCATGCGTTGCATACGGTTAAAGAACTTCTGTTGTATGTCCTGCCCTTTCCTGACAAAAGCTTCAGTCATTAATACCATCGGTTATCGGTTCTACATCAATTATATCACGATCATTTTTAAATAGGGCCCGGAATGCTTTACGTTCTTCCTCCAGGTTCGGGATCGGCTTAAATTCATCCCCTAATAATGTAACATTATCTGAGGGTTCAAACACTGGCGGCTGCCAGCCGGTACGATCAATTTCATCATCTTCTTTATCAGCCCTGGTATATTTGCCAATCTTGTCTGCATTGGCGGCTATGCCCTTCGGATCTTTTGCATCTTTGGCTATTTTAATACCTTCTTTTGCCGACTCAATAATTATATGGCGATACCAGTTTTTACTTGCAAGTTGTATATTACCGACAAGTCGTTTAATTGCTGCAACATCTCGATAAGCAGTAGCCGGCGAAACAGGATAACAAGAACCACCACACCCACCGGTCAGAAATGTTACCAGATCTTTATCTTGAGTAACCGGATCTTCCAATAACTTTGACACACACAGCATCCAGCGTTCCTTCTGCTGTATCTCTCGATCGGAAAGAAATTGAGCAGCATCTTCCCGACCTTTGAATAAGACCATTTCAATCTTATCGTATGATGTAAGTTCCTTTGCCATAACTAAACAATTTAAAAAGGGAGAATAAGACAATGCTATACGCCGCTTATTCCCCCTGATTTCATATTAGTGAATGTCTTATTTCAAACCTTCCAGTTCAGCCAATTCATGCTTGTACTCTTCCAGCCTTTTTTCAGCCTTATGTTTCAGGTTCAGCTTGCCATTCTTATCATGTGTCTGAATAGACACCTCCGTACGACGTATATTTTCTTTCAGTCGCTCGATACGGTTTGCAATCTGCATCCCCTTTAGAACTTGATCGGTCGGTAATTCTTCAGTCCGTTTCTCTTGAAGTTTCAAAGCAACATGTTTACCTTCTGCCCAGGCATCAATCTGATCCCATAAGCCGGCTCGCTCTACAAAAAGATCACGCACTTGATTGGCAATAGGTGCCCGTTGTTCCGGAGTGAGTGATTCATTTTGCATCTCAGTAAAAAGAGAAGCATAAAGCGGGGTAATATAGCGAACACGATCAAAGATCAAACGAATATTATCCGGCAAGGATGTATAAGTTACAATCTTTGCACCCGGACGAAGTACGGCCAAACGATCCTGCAACTCCTGTAGTTCCTCTTGTGCTTCTTCCAAATCGGATTCTAAAGCGGCTATTTCTTCCGATTTATCCTCGTTATCATCTTCCAAAGCAGTGATTTTGTCCTGAAGGGCAAACAACTCTGTTTCTTTTACCAGTATTTCCTTCAGCACTTTGTCACCTAGTACTTCATTAGCCTTTGCATCAGCAGCTTTCGCAACAGCAACAGCCGTGACCATCGTTTTTGCAGCTACTTCAACCGCCATCATTTGCGGTCTAGCTCCTGCCATGCGGGTAATGGATGTCAGTTTATTAACCAGTACTGTGTAATGGTTATCAAACTGAGGTGCGTCGGCAACTTCACTAAAAAACGAAAGGTATTTACTTTTCATTTCTTCCGGAGCTAAAGAACGGAAGAGAGCCACACCGTCAGCATATCTACGCTGACGGTTGGCTAACCAGTTTTGTAAGGTTATCTTTTCCATTAAGATCCAGGATTTTCCGGAGCAGAAGCCACTCCTGTAAACAATTCAGAAAGGTTGATAGGAGTACCCATTACAATCAGTGGTGCTACACTATCAGCTTCAAAGGTAAAAGACCAACCACGTTTATCAGCAGGAGCTTTACCCCCATCGAAAGAAGCAGTAACCATGCAAGGATAACCTTCTTGGCCAATCAACTGTTGATGCTCATCATTTTCAATAAGCAGATAGCCTGGAGTATTACATATCTGACGGGCAAAAGCAGCCGCTTCGATTTTCGTACCCGGATGGAAAAATTCACCGTTTATTTTATAACTCTTACAGTCCGTTTCTCCCTGTACTTCTGCTTTATAACCCACCGTGGCACGGGTTGCATAAATAGGTGTAGGTTTATCACCACTCTTTACGAAAGTAAAAGCCCCCTCTGCCGTTACAAAATCGGCCACATCATTAGGAACCTTCGGTAAAGTAGGCACTTTTGTTACACTGCTTTCAGGTATAAAAGCAATACGCCCTTTATATCCCCCCATGTTATCTGATCCTGCCGGCCAAAATACCGGCGCAAATGCGGCACACATTACGCCTTCAGTTGACATATCAGGTACAACACAAAAGGCACACATCAGTACGATAAAGAACAACAACGCTAGAATCTTATTGATATTTTTCATTACATATAGTATATTATGTGAAACAAACGAAAGGGCACGAATGCCCTTCCTTATTAGTTATCAGGACTTGGTATAAATACCAGACGCAGTAAAGTCTTTACCTTCAGTAACTGTCACACTACCGTTTTCTGGTTTTGTATAGCCTGTCACCTCTTTATAGTAGATGGTATGTGTACCATCCGGAACACCAAGTAAAGTATCATTACTCTTCATCCATTCACCATTCTCTCCAAGTTTCCATTCGGCACCAGCTTCAACTGCTTCTGCTGATGTAATGGTTACAGTTACAGCTGCACCGGTTACATAGTCACCTGCTAAGTCTACTCCCTCATTGGTAAATTCATTTACCTGGAATACTTTTTGATGAATATCCTGGAAACGGGTACCATAACCAGCCTGAAGCCAGAACTGAAGTTCGTTCGGATCTTCGAAAATATCACGGATCTGAACAAACCGGGTTGCCTTTTGTGTATTTGCTCCAAAGTCCATCATGCCTGGGCGGATCAGAATTAATGCATGGCCGGTACCATAAGCTTCATGCGTAATGGGTTGCAAACCAGGGAACTTTGCATCATCCTTGACTGCCTTCCAGAAATCTTCTGTCGATGGACGGGCAAAAGCATCGACCTTCTGACGATAGGCTTCCTTACAAATCATTTCGATCTGATCGGAATAATAAAGTATCGCACTGCGTTTAAGGAACGGATGCGCTGCACGAAGGAAGTTAACAAGGCGATCATAATCATTCACTCCATCACCACCGGCGAAAAAGCCAGTTCGTACTAAGTTGCGATTAGCCATATTAATATCATTCGTCGTCTTAAAATGATCAATCCACGGAAAGAAGCCAGTAAATGATGTCATCGGACTGAATACATTATCATTACGTTCAGCGAAAAAAGCGGAGAAAGTCACATCTTCAGAATGACTGATAATGTGGCTATCTACTACAAACTTTTCCATCGGATGTTTTTTCGTCGTGTGATCTACACGTTGTCCGGCGTTAGAAAGAATTTTCTTTTCTGAGTAGTTCAGAATATTATCTTTCAGACGGGCAACTGTCAGTTCCGGTTTGATGGACATTTCTACAATCTTACCGATCTCATTCGGATAATTAATTTCAGCACCTGCTTTGTATGGGCCTGTATGTCCGGCTTTGCGGCGGGCGTTCGTAATTACATCCTCGTTCTCTATTTCAATCACGTTCAGCTTCATGTCTGCCGCGAACTTCTGAAACGTGAAATACGGCAACGTACGAAGTACGCCGTCATAATCAATAGCATAACGTTTCAGCTTTTCAATATCTAACAATCCTTGTTTTGCCATATCTGTTACTTATGTGTAAAAAATCCTGTTTCCTGCGCTTTAGCCATGATAGCAAGCGTATCTCCGTCGTGCTTTTCCGCAAAGTCTTTGATGTCCTCTGCTCCGGCTCCCGGTTCATTGTTAACCTTAGCTTCCGATTGTTTTGTAACCGGTGTCCCCTTTAGTTCTGCCAGATCAGATTGAAGCTGTTCAACCTGCTGGTTCTTCTGTTTCAATTCATTTTGTGCAGTAGCCAGTTGTTCCTGCAAACCGGCATCCGCACTGCCTTTCTCAAATGCTTCAAGCAATACTTCAACTGTGACTTCTTCCACTTTCATTTCCGGAGCATCCCCCAGAACCTGATTAAGAAGCTTGTTCCAGTTGTCAGCTGCCTGTTTCATTGCGTTATACGCATCATCTTTCAACCACTTCATAAATTACTATGTATTAAAATAATTAAGTACATTTTCAAAAGTATCTATCTCATCAATCATCCCCAGGCTGATCGCTTCAGGAGCAAAAAACATCTTACCGGTAGCCCAAGTGCTCTGATCTTCGTCAATCATTCCAGCACGCGCATTCGCGATACTGGAGATAAAATTCTCGTTGTAGGTATCACACACCTTTTTGAGAGGAGCTGTATCACCCTGTATAGCTTTGTAAAATTCTTGATTTTTGTCAGTCGATTTGGTTGCATACACTTCAACCAGTTTGACACCCATATTTTCCAATCGCTTACTAGCATCCACAATCGTCATGTAAGTACCAACAGATCCGATTCGGCAAACAGTCGAATTAGCTACCACCCGATCACATGAGGCAGCAATACCATAGGCGGCAGATGCTACAAAATCGTTACAAAAAGCAACTACCGGCTTGTTTCGCTGGCTGATCGCTTCCTGCAATATCCGGCACCCCATACCTTCACCACCGCCCGAATCAATGTTCAAAACGATGGCTTTGATATTATCTTCGGCATAACAACGCGCCAACAGGTTCGCTTTGGTTAACATACCCGAAGGGCCACAATCTTGATCGTATTTGGTGATTGCACCATTTATACTTATGATGGCTACTGAGTTCTTCGGGGCATCCTCCGGAGCACTCCATCCACCATAATCGCTGATTTGGTAGGCTCCGTTCTTAACGGCAGCAAACTGTACAGAGTTATCACCAGTGCGTTCTTCTTCCTGAAGAGCGTTACGCGGATGGCCAGTAAGAGCAATCGGAGTAGTGAGATAAGATGTAATAAGGGGAAGATAGTTTGCAGCGAAGGTTTCTTCGACAAACCAAACTCCCCCTAAAATATTGTGCAGATAAAGCATATCACTGTTTTTTGTGCAATGATATACCTATATATATAAGGTGTAAAGGACTTGTTAGCTCAAAAGTAGTTGTGGCGAAAGCTGTTTTCCCGTTACTGTTAATTTATACCCAGAAAATCCTCCCGGGCTTGATGGATGTAAAATTTCAAACCGGCATCTGAGAGGAAAGCGCGGGGAACCGAGTACAAAAATGTCCCCATTATAATTTTGATACTTCATTACAGCAGTCAACCGATTCAATCGTTTACAATATTCAATACCATCATTATCCAGATTCTGCTTTGGAATCTGGATTGTTACAGTAATATTATAGAGCATACCTGATTCGGAATCCTGCGGATCAACCTTCACTGTCGCTCCATAACGTCCCGGTTTAATCTGCATCCAATCATTTCCGGACTTTAAAATAACAGAAGCAGATAGCTCTGTTTCAACTACTCTTTCCACTTTCGTAGAGAAAATAAACCAGGCATTTGAAATGCCACCCATATTATCAGCCATAACAAACTATAATTAATTGATAATCAATCATTAGCCATTTTTGTCAACATTTTGTCACCAAAGTGGACAAATCAATGCATTTGGTCGGAGTAAAATACAGATAGATTTAACATCTATTATACGATCGTTTCTTACTATCCCTTCGTACCTTCTTCCGCCACCGATAGTAATTTTTTAGCAGGGCATCCTCAGAGATCTCCGTAATATCATAAATTCGCATAAAACGAAAGATACTTTCAGCATACTCAACTCCTTCAATGTGTTTCTTTGCATCTGCATAATCATGTATCTCTGCAAAAAACATCACTTCAACCTTACGTTCAAATATTCTCTGAGATCGTTCGCTCAAATAATTATAATATGCAGGATCTTTACCACACCTCCGGTCTGGCAAAGCAATTTCAAACGTACCACAATCCAAAGGGCATTCCTCCGGCCGTCGTGACATCAAATCAAATAGCACATGGTACAAATCTAAGTGATCGGGTAAAACAATAGCCCCATCACGACAACCGTTGAATTTTCCACGAAGATACTGTTCCAGGTGTTTTTTTATGTTTATCTTTATAGTTACCATATCAATTTTGAAGAATTTGACCGTCAATTCGCTATTTTTTACTCTATAAATATGTATGTTTTTGCGACCAACAGACCAACAGACCAACAAGAATGAGCAAAAACAATGCTAATTTACTAATTTTCAACCATATAACAAAATTATAACTAGAAAAAAGCGACCAACAGAAAAATACTTTTGTTGGTCATGGCGTCAACGACCAACAAAACCTACTCGACCAACAGCGTCCAACAAAAATAGAACTAAAACAACAACGACCAACAGAGAACAATCCTATTTATTATTATATATATTATTGATTATTATATATTTATATTCTATGTATTTCAAAATCGTTTTGCGCTTGTTGGTCTGTTGGTCTGTTGGTCGCTTTTTGAACAAAGATTTCATTTCAAAATCGCAAAACTTTCTTTATTTCTTTTTCAAGGTTAGGGGGGTGCGGGGGGAAATATATAAAAAGGGAGAACCGGCTTCCCTGGGTTGATCGATCCGTCTTGTCTCATCCAACAAAGACAGTTCTATCCCATAAAGCCGGTTCTCCGGATTTTAAAATACTATCAGTATCTAAAAACGATAGGAAGGCGTTTCCTCCTTTTCGTCGATTCTTTCTTCTCTCTCAAAATCAATATCCAACAGCTCCTTCAGTTTGTCATAATTAAACGTGACAGCGGAAGTATTACTTTCTTTGTTGGTCATGATCCGTTTCATGGTATTATCTGTGATCATTTCCCCATCTATCCCGGTAGCGATATCCCCTTTCGGGACTTCTTTCACTTCCTGCCAACGGAAACGGGTAGACCGGACACGGCCGATATAAGACTCATTACTTTCAAAATAAGTATTCAACGATTGCTGTGACAAGGCTTCATTTCTTGCCAGTGCCGCGTACATCGGATAAATATTAGTCATATTCAAATATAAAACGCGAGTATCGGCCGGATCTAGGACTCTTATTTCTGTATCTTTACCCTTTGTTTTAAGAGTGAGTTTAACCGGTACCTCAATCTTGTAATCTCGACCAGGCATAATACTGCCTGTATCAATAAGATAATTAATATTACTGAAGAAATTATACATTCTATTCGATGTACTGATCGATTCCACCTGTTTAGCTACTTTTTCTACCGCGATCCGGAAAAACTCTTCATACGTAAATGGTAGCTGTAATACAGTATGTTCTTCTACTATTTTGCATACAGCCAGGAACATTGATACAGTTTCTAAGATACGAGATAATCCATCGGTGTTCGTTACTAATACACGAACATTATCTTTCAACTCTTTGAATACTTCACCATAGACTTTTACGTAATTATCAAGCAGAGATTTCCGGCAGGCAAGTATTTCAAGAAGCACGCTATGTAGTCCGCTTTCTTCATAGGCTTTCAATTCATTAAAGATTTCTTCTTCCTGCTCCGTTCGATCGTCACGCTTCGGGACATCACAAATAATACAACGGTTAGCCAGTGAATTATCATCCTGTTGGGGACTCTCCTGCCCCATTATGACCAAAGCTGCGTTTACCTGGCTACTGTCGATCTCCTTGCTTACGGCATCCTTACGCTTCTGTTTACCTTCTCCATCGTACACTGCCGACTTCAAAGCTTGAAAGATCACTGGGTTGATATCCCTATCATTATATTCTTCGAGCATGATCGGAATATTTCGATAACGTTCAAGCCAGGAGAACAGCGCGGCAGGAGTACCGGAATTTAGGTTAAATGTAGGCGTATCCGGAGGCATTGACAGCGACCGAATCGAATAACCGACCTGAGATTTACCGGAACCGGTAGGCCCAATAAAGAACAAAGCGGTGAATGTTCTGCGAACATTATAAATATCGCTACGGAAAGCACTCATAATAGAATACAGAATAGCCCATTTCCCGTTGTTGTTCAATTTATATACATCATTCATCAGCGTACTCCAGCGAGCAAAATCAATTTTTCTTTTAGGCTCACGATATTTAATGAAGCGATCCAGAAAATAGCGGTCACTATCCCGGCGTTCACTGGCATATATTTTTGAAAAAGCAGGGATATAATAGTATTGCTTATTGTGCTCAACAAGCCCCAAATCAGACACATATTGCAACTGCTGTTTCCCGTCAATCTCATGTACAATTGCGTTGGAAAAGGCAAAGAAACCTTCATCATACCAGCCAAACATACGAAGTTCATAGCACTTTTTAAATTTGCCGGCCCAACTATCCATAATGAGATCCAAATGATTTTGGTTTCCATTACTGAAATTAATATCTCCTTCTTCCCATAATCGCTTCCGGAACGTTTGTAAAGTGATCATTTCAGCACTGATCCATTCCATAAAGACAGGATATGGATAATTGGCCTGCGTCAGTTGAACGATACGTTTATTCGCCTGGCTTTCCTTATCGTATACATGCAATAAGGGTTCAATATAAAAGTTTCCCACCCGCATGTATGATTTCTTTCCATTCGCAAAAATATAAGCTACCTTGCGACCATTTTTATCTACATAAGGAAAAAATTGGTAAGCTTTCCAAAGACGGTTTATTTCCGGATCATCTTCAACATAATCAGGTAGCCGGGACGGATCAAACATTAATGATGCACCATCGACCTGTAGGGCATCACTATTAAATCGAGCGGCAGATTTACGAATATCCAGATAAGGCTTTAGTACATGTTCGAGTGCGGTTTTAGTAACCCCTAACAGTCGTGCATAGTCGGTAGCCTGGAAAGCACGCGTTGTCGCATCGGCATAAGAGATCAATTCGGCACATCGTTCAAGTGCAATCTTCTTCTGATTCTCCGGAGCATCTTTGAAAGCACTGTACAAACCGATATAGTATTCATTAAAACCTATTTCCTTTTCTATCTCAACGCTTTTTCTCCTTTCTTTACCTTTATCATCGACATACGTTTCGGAAGATTTTATATACCGGCTCATACTCACAGTAAAACCAGTACAAGTAAGGGATCGGATAAATGCAAGTTCTGAAGGCTCCTGAACTGTATCTTTATCTATTGTAAAACGATCACGGCAACGGATTACAGACGATACACGGCGGAGTTCCTGTATTTCTGGTACTCCGGGTATTCCGGTTACTAAAACAGTCGGGCGTTCTCCCCAGTTTTCAGTAAAGCGTTCAACCGACCAAGTGATCGTTATTTGCTTGCCATCTGTACCAATCAATTTTGCAGCATCCTCCAAACCAGTGAAACCGACTTCTTCCGACTGCTTCGGAGCTTCTTTCTTTCCCATCGCCTGCAACTCTCCGACCAGCGAAGTGATCAGCTCTCCATCCGCCTTAAATTTTTCGGCCAAAGATGTAATATATGCCTGCCGTTGTAGTTTATCCGGAACAACAGAAATACTCTGAGCAATAACACGAAGTACTTCTGTTTTTCGGATCGGATCACCCATTTCACTTTCAAAAGCCAGGTATATAAAAGAAATGAAGTCTGTTTCATTTTTCTTGATATATTTAGTCAGTTTATCCTTACCCATTTTATGAGCAAAGCTATCGGGATCTTCTCCATCCGGAAGCAATACGGCGCGAACATTCATTCCTTCAGCCAGAAGAATATCCATATTCCTGACAGATGCTTTCATTCCAGCTGCATCCCCGTCATAAATTGCCGTGACATTACGGGTAAATTTTTTAATCATCCGTACCTGATCCAATGTTAATGCCGTACCGCTTCCGCATACTGTATTAGGGAGTGAGTACTGAACAAAGGATAAAACGTCAAATTGCCCTTCAACCAAATAGCATTTATCAGCCTTTGAGATCTCCGGCCGTGCCTGATATATGCCGAATAGCGTTTTGCCTTTATGAAAAAGAGAGGTCTCTGGAGAATTAAGATACTTACACTGTGGGTCTGTCCCCAGAGCTCTACCGGTAAAGCCTATTACTTGTCCGGACAAAGAGTAAAAGGGGAACACTATCCGATCAACAAAACGGTCATACACCTTCCCGTTTTCTTTAATGGAAACAAGTCCAGCCTTTTCCAAGATTGACAGATCATAACCTTTTAGCCTTGCCTCATTAGCCAACCAAGAATAACCAGCCGGTGCATATCCTGCACCATACATAGAAAGTATCTCCGGATCAATATGTCGAGTACTAAGATACTCCGCCGGTGCCTTTTCTTTTAGTTGTGAAATAAAGGATTCTCCAGAAAACGATAAACAGATCTGCAGGGCTTCACGCTCTTTGGCCTTTACTTTTTCTTCATCTGTCAGTTCTCGTTCCGGAACTGTTATATTATATTTGGACGCAATCAACTTAGCCGCTTCGAAGAAAGACAGTGCTTCATGCTCCATGACAAACCCGATCACATTTCCTGCCTTACCACAACCAAAACATTTCCAAATGTTTTTAGCAGGACTAACGACCAGGCTCGCATCTTTATCCCCATGAAACGGACATACGCCTTTATAGTTTACACCGGCTTTACGCAGTTTTACGTAATCACTAATCACATCGACAATATCAGCAGCACTGATAATGCTTTCAATCACATTTTGAGGTATCATCTATTTTAATATTATCGTTAAACAAACTTAGTTGCCGGGCTTCAAATGCCTCTTGTAAAGAGACTTTTAAAGTTGTAGCTAGTCTTAGATACTCCGCATCAGTGGGGGATTCCTCCCCTCGATATAATTTCCAAAATCGTACCTGATTAATATTTACAGCGCGAAGAAATTCCTTTGTCACAGCAAAATATTCTGGGTTTACTAGCTTAATCCGGAACAATTCTAAGACAAGATTGCGTTTTACAGAAGGACGATAAATAATATTCTTACGATGTATGTATAACTTAACAGCAAGTTCCGTTTTACCCAACTCCTTAGCTATTTCATTCAATGTCTTTTTCCCCAGGTTCTCCCGAAGGAAGCTTTCTTGGCTTTCTGACCAGTGTTGCTTTTTCATGTCGTCTAATTGTTTTATAATCCGAACTAAAATCATAATCGCTGTTACCCTCTAAGATAAACATGCAGACAATCTTAATAAAGAGTTCCCGATTCTCCTCTCTCACTTCATTGTCAAGAGAAAACACACCCCCTACTCTCATTTTCATCAATTCGCTGTAAACACCATTTACATAATCACGAAAATGATCAGTCCCCATCTTTTCTTTATACCTGGAGATCCAATCCCAATCCGTCAACCGAAACGAAGCATAACTATCCATCTACTACCTCCAGATTATCAAATTCAGAACTATCCAGATTAAACATTTTATCATAAAGAGGATTATCTTCCATGATACAAGCACCGGGAACCCCTAAATGAAATTCCAGCCACTTCAGAAAATCTTCCTTATCACAGTCCATCGGGCATTCAACTTCATAAGTCAATTTTGCTATCATATTAAAATAGAGTTTCAAGTTGTCGTTTTAAACTCATCATCTTCTTATCAATATCCGTCCGATCGCAAGCCTGTTTACCAGCCAGGTAACAACAAATAGCGTCATCTAACCATGAAGCTTCCTCTTCCGTTATTTGTTGTATGATGATATTTCCATCCTTATCCTTCTCTGCATACATATTTACCTAATTAATTTAATCGTACATACTTACCTTATAAGCTACAAGGCTTTAAAGTTGCCCCTTGATAGGAAGGGAGACTAAATAGTCCCCCTTCTTTGCGTTAGGGATAGCAGAGGAAATCCGCATAGCGATTGGAACGAATAGCCTGACGGCTCTGCCGAAACGCCCAGCCTCACTTCTTTCCGTTCATTGCTTGCAATAAGAACTTGCCAGGCTTAAATTTCACCGTTGTCCTAGCAGGGATTTGAACCGGTGTCCCGGTCTTAGGATTACGCGCAAGGCGTGTGTTCTGCGATCTAGGTGTTAATGTCCCGAAACCAACGATTGCAATTTCTTCTTTTTGAGACATTTTTTCGGTTACGATGTCAATATAGGCATCTAACAACTGTTTAGCACTCTGTTTCTGTACACCTGCCTTATCTGCTAAGGCTTCAATTAGTTCTGCTTTGTTCATAACTTTAATTGTTTGATAGTTAATAATGTATTTTTAATTAATAATCAATATATCCTTTCCCTTTTCGTAGTCATAGACCACATCTGTACCTCGTATGGGTTGGTACAAATCTTGACCGTTACCATCGGCCAAGACGTCTTTCCAGAAGATTTCTTCTTCTTGATTGCAGAATTGCAGTGCTCTAACTAAATCTTTTACTTTCATGATTTTTTAATTTAGAATAATTCCACTCGTTGTTTCGAAACGTTATCATAGAAATAGCCATTGGAATAAAACGCTACCACCAATCCGCAACGATCTGCAATAAATATCTGAGTGCCATAAATATTATGACCGTAACATATTTCCAGCGTACAACCGTTGACACTTTCATTTCCAATCACCACGCCGCGCTTGTCTACTACCAGTCGCTCTGCCAAATACACGGCCTGACGACTCTCAATGTCCATTTCTTGCCAACTATTACGAGTTCCGGCTTTACGATTTACTTTCATACACTCCTTCTTTTAGTTTAATTATTACAGACTGTTAAACTCCATTTCCAATTTTGAAAGGCTCTCTATTATAGCAGCCTTTATCGTTTCCACAAGAAAATCACTCAAGACCATAGGAATTTTAACTTGCTGCCTGATCCAATCGTCGTCAAACGCATCAAACTCAATAATTAATTGGGGATTTGTGCTTTCATATTCAGGAGACAACTTTTCTTCTCCAGCAGCTTCGCGCATATCGTTTATATACTCATTCTTATCATACACAAAACAGAGTAGTGCTTTTTCATGCTCCTCAATTAAATGAATTAGCCTATTTGCTTCATTAAGTCTTTTTTTATCCATACACTAGTTCCTTTAAAACTGATCTTTTCTTTTTTTCCAAATTGCCTCGCTAATGCTTTCACCTGAGAATAGAATACCTTAGTTTTCTTCCTTTGCAAAAATTCGACTATCTCTACACAATCCGTAAACCAAGTATATGTTACTGAAGAACTGATCTTCCTTTCATTCTTATTTCTATCATAATACCAGTAAGATACCACGACATTCCAGCCTTTCTTATTAGGATATACATCCACATCTATTTTATCATCAATCATAGCATCGTTTGTTCTTAAATTCTTCTTAATCTCACATACTCAACTCTATACCTCCTCGTCATTCGTGCTCTGTATCGGCAAAAATCTTTTGCACACAGTATTTCATTTGAGAGGAAAATGCATAATAAAATAGAAGCAATAGCAGAGCGTGCCATCGGAGAAAGATCAAATGATATATTAAAATGAGTACAAAACCACCACGCAGACAGTTGATTCATTTTATTACATCCAGTTTTCTGATAAATATTCTGTACGTGATTCACTGCTGTCTTGTATGTCATACACAAAGCATACGCAACCTCTTTTATAGAGGCTCCCCAGGCTAATTGTTCAGCAACTTGTGTTTCACGAGGGGATAACTGAGCTAAAGGATTCATATTACACATCTGTTACATCCCAAATTTTATCAGGATCAGTTATACCATATTTTGAAAACACCTGTTCTACTGCTTCCTTCTCCTGCACAGAAATGTTCGGAATACGCTTTCGCTTTTGATAATAGTGTTGTTTTGTTTTAGTCCCCAGGGCTTTCATTAAGTCTTTTTGTAAAGACATATAATCCTTCATTTTAACTTCAAGAGTACCCTTTAAAAAAGAGTAGTTCAAATTCTTTACTGCCATACTAGTGCGTGTTGTATAGGGTGTTTGCCCTATTGATTTATAAAAACGATTTAATTACCTTTGAAACATCAAATGTTTAATACAGGTGCAAATATGAATAATATATTATTCACAACAAAGCCATATTGAATAATATATTATTCAATTAACTTTTATTATGGAAGAGAAAAATAGTAGTTCATACGTAAAACAAAGATTATTAGAGATATGTAGAATATTAGGAGTTTCTGCACGATCTTTCTCTACTACTATTGGTATGAGTCCAACTTATGTCACCAGTTTAAATAAAGATATCACTTCGTCAGTACTGAATAATATATCAATCAAATTTCCTTCTGTGAATATTATGTGGATCATTACAGGCAAAGGAAAACCTTTACTTACTGAGGCAGAAGAGGTAGCATCCGACTATTCATTTGAGTTAAAAAGATTAAAACTGAATTATGATGAATTGAAAGAAGATTACCTCAAAGCTATCGAGGAACTTGCTTTGTGTAAAGATCGTTTAAAAAATTATGAATCAGTAAAAACCACCAATGTCGGTTAACAGTCACTTATGGGGGTAAATGGAAATGGAGGGAATGAAGAAATTATTGATAAATACTAACTATAAATAATATGGAAGATGATATTAGTATCTTAACTGATATGCCCATGAATGCAGAATGGCATAAGAAAACAGACGAAGCAGTAGGCGACACGCTTACTTTATATAGCAAGATTTGCTATAAGTTTCAAACAGATAAAAATTATGGTGAAAAATTTGTTGAAGAGCATCAAGATTTGATGGGACAATTGACTATTGCTGCAAGTAAACTAATAAGATAA